CAGCAGGAGCCAACCATGGATAGCTCACTGAGTCACTGCGGATCATTGTGCGTACCATCATGTGGCTGGGTGCAGTAACAACTGTGCTTCCGCCAAGATCTGTAGTTTGGCAACTTGGATAGAATACAGCAGCATATGGTGTGCTGGTTGTTAAGCCGTCGCCTGCAAATATTCCAGATCCAGCTCCTGTTCCACCATTGTCGGTGGCCCAGGCAACAATCTCGTTGCTAGTTGCACCTAGGCGCATGGGTGTGTCACCAACCACAAACACAGTGTTATTGCGCTCATTGCTGAGTGCAACCATGTTGGGAATCAGTTCAGGATATGCAGTACAAGACATGAGATTGAACTCGGCTTGTTCTTCACGCACTGTGATACTGGTATCAATGCCCGACTTCAACGCAGCAACGATCAAGGCACGTTGAGCTAAACGCCCCATGTTCGGTGATCCATCTGCACGGTTGCCAGAAGCGGTTACCCATGAATTAGTTTCTAGCGGATCCCAATATGAAGTCTGTGTTGCAGGATTTTGATTGCTACCGGCCTGGATGGCCACATACAACACAGCGTTGTACAATACTTGATCACCCACAGCGTAGGCGGTGATGCTTGACCATGTGCTGTAGCTAAAATCAGCTGCATTGAAATAATCAGCTTGGAAACTCTTGACATTGAATCCTGAACGGCGTGTGTTGAACAACAACATACCTGCTGGAGATAAGGTGTAGTCAGGAGCATCGACGTCTAAGTAATCGCTGGTGAGCAATGATGTGATACTTGGTAGATCACCTGTGATAGGATTTACTGTACCTGTGGTGCTCCACCGTGCGTCAGCAAACAATATACCATTTGATGATTGTTGATCAGTGTTGTCAATCAACACCCACTGATTCACACCATCCACTGCTTGCCAACGCTTGATTACTGGATATATTTCCAGATTACTGGTATCGATCCACAGATCGCCGTATACTAACACAGTACCATCGGTCTGTGTAGTGGGTGCCGTGGCAGAAATAATCGGTCCGGTAGGATTGGTATCGCTCAAATTAAAACCACGAGTATCGTTGGTTTCATTCTGATATCCTACCCATCCTGTGCCACTTTGGATCATGATGTCAACTTGGCTAGTGGTTGAGTAGTACCAATATGTTCCATCTGCAGGATCCTGATCAGGTGCTACCGCGCTGGCTGTGTAAACCAGTGGAATCCATCCACTGAGTTGCAAGTAGGATTCTTGATTATCCACATACACTGTACGGCAACCTGTGGTGCTGGTAGTAAACCCAGCATCAGTCACAGCAGTATCACTACCAACATCTTGCAACAAGATCACGCCACCAATGCTCTGTGTGAGAACGATAGCGCCACTGCTGTTTACTGTGGCAACAACATTGGCTAGACCGGCAGAACTCACCGCAGTGACAAACGCTGCTGCATCTGTTCCGCTGATGGTCACAGTCACTGTGCTGCTCAATGTGGTTGAATTTGCTGTGCTTGTGGTGATGGTAAATTGATCGCCATTTGTGAAACTAGGTGTGCTGGTGCTACCAGTCACTATAGTTGCGCCTGCTGGGCTGCGTTCAAATACCTGCAGAGTATAAGTGCTGTTGTAAGGATATGCTCCTACCCCACTTGCTGCCGGTGACACATTATATTGTGTATAGGTTGTGCCAACAGGAATGTTTTTACCACCACCTGTAGCATCTAATGCTGCATTGGCTGCCCAGTCATCTTCATACACAGGTGCAGCTTGTTGCACAAACGCACCCAATGTGGTGCTGTATTTTGACACAATCATAGCGGTGCCAAGATTTTGTGAAGTGGTCTTGTTCCATACACTTCCTGTAGGGCGCGGAGTGATATCGGTGGTTCTCCAACGTGGGAACACATAGTTTTGACTTTGTTGTATACCAGGAGCATAGTATGTTTCGTTTGCGGTAAGGCCCAGGGTTGTGAGCAATCCACTGGTTGATCCTGTAGAACTGATAATAATGATACCGTCATCGGCTGTTGATCCGTCAGCTGTGGCTGTGCTATCTGCAAACAAGCATAGTTTGTTGTCAATCACAGCAGAATACACTCCAGTGATACTGGCACTGTTGATAGCACCGCTGAGCCCTTGGATAGTGTTGTTGGTTGATGCAGGAACTGCCACCGAGGTACCGTTGATCACAATGGTATTGCCAGCGGTCAGTGTTGTGGTCACGGCATTGGCACCTTGCACAGCAGGCCAACTCAATTTCCAATCATCACTTCCTACCAGTACCCAGGTGTTGTACAGGTCGCTGAGCGTGATAGAATTGCCTGTGGCAGCTACCACAGCACCGTTTTTGTAGTATACAGGATTGGCTGTGTTGGTGGCCACTACTGCGTAATCACCGATCGCACCGTAATCTTGCAAAGGCACACCATTGCTGAGTTCGCCGGTGCTGGTGATTACACTTGGCACTATGTTAGTAAATGCACCAGTGGTTTGATTCCACTCAAAGATACCCCACTGAGTGGTAGCAGTATTCAACCAATATGTGCCATCGTCGGGCTCGCCGGTGGGGCGGACTAAGGTGGCTGTGAGTTCTGTAAGATCGATATCTACACGCTGTACATAAGCACGATTTGTAACACCCAATGCAGAATAAGCAGCCAACAAGCCGTATTCGTTGAGTTCGTAACCATTGATGGGTGTGCCCACTGTGGTTTTGTAGAAGAATGGATTACCAAATGTGGCCGAAAGATCGCGTTGGCTGGTGATCAGATATAGGCGATTTGCGGTGACTGCTGTGGTTCCTGCGGCTACACCAACCCCAGAACCTGATACTTTGTTCTGTGCTGTAGCAATAAGAAAGTAAGGTACTTAAGTTGTAGATGCTGGAAGGTATTGACTTTCGTCAATAACTGTGACTTGGACTCCGGGTGATACTAGTGCCATGTTGGCTCCTTTAAAAACTGTTACAGATATTTATCGGATGACTACAAAACCTGGGGTGTTGCGATGCCCTTTGTAAAGGTTTGTAGACTAAATATATCATGAGACCTATATGTACAGCCTGCAACCAACGCCTAGTAGCAGTAAACTATCACCGAAATGAGATCACACACTATCGAGCACGATGCGATCACTGCATCCGTCGAAACAAGAAGATCAAACCACCAGACGCACTATGGAAAAAAGCAGGATACAAGAAAAAACCCACATGCGATCGCTGTGGGTACCGGCCTAGATATGCTAGTCAAACGCTGGTATATCACATGGACAGCAATATGAACAATGTTGCTCTAAACAATCTCAGGACCGTGTGCCTGAACTGTGTAGAGGAAGTCAGGCGACTAGATGTTCCGTGGGTTCCAAATCCACTACAAGCAGATCGTTGAGTTGATCATATAACTCAGCTACATTTCTGTTGTTCTCTACAACATGATCAAAAGTAGTGCCTGCCCAGCTATACTCACTGGCATGTACACCTTCTGCATCTAACCAACGGCGTGCAGCAGCATCTCCGTGATTGGCCTTGGCTGCTATGTCGTACCAGTGAGGAATGATTCCACGCTGTATCCAGATCACACTCCCACCGATATTCTTGATAGCAGCCACTTCATTGTAGAATCTGCAATCTGAAATCACAATGTTGTCTGCGCTTTTACGCAGTTTGTTTTCCAAACTAGCAATCCAGATATCAGTGTGGAAAGCATTCCTGCCCACTTCTGTTCCCCAATGTTGCAGAATCCAGCGTGGAGTCAACTGAGGCATGTTGAGTCGTTTGGCCCACCAGGGATCCACCTGCTCACGCCACTCTCGTGCTTCTTTTGTGCGCCCTTCTAACAATTCTCGATCCCAGCCAAACACAGCGGCCACAGCGTCTTTGAGTGTGGCAGCAAATGAGTCACGACGGAAGCCGTGAAAGTTCACAAGATAATCAGCAGCAGTGTCTTTGCCTGCACCAATGAATCCGCAGATTCCAATAATCATGATAATGCCTTTATATTTAGATGTTTGAGTGTGGCCTGTAGCAAGTCGATCTGACGACGGCAATCTTCAAGAGCATGGTGGCTGGTTGGCGGTTTGCCAAGGCCAGGATATAACGCATACACAGTTCGAGCATCTCTCACACGATAGTATTGCCAAGGCAGCGGGCGGTTAAAACTCTTGTAAGCATGCTCAAGAATATTCATGTCAAATGTGGGTCCGTTGGCCCAGATTGATTTTGATCGCCAGATCAATCGACCCAGTTCTTCCAAGGCTGTATCTAACGGAATGCGATTGTCCGGCCCAAATGCTTCTTCCTGTGCTGCTGCGGGTTGTGTGGCCCACCAGTCAATTGTGCCCTGTTCGATGTTTCGGCCAGGCTGGCTGTCCGGATCGATCCTAGCATAGAATTGTTGCGTGTGATAGCCAGTGCCCAGCGGGTCAAATGCCTGGGCGGCGATGGTCAGGATACAGGCTTCTGGGCCTGTGCCTACCGTTTCAATATCAATCATGAGATCAGCCATGTGCTGATTATAACACAGATCTCATCCAATCACAAAGGTTAATGGCTGACTTCCATCAACATAATTTACCAATTGCTTGATGAGATCTTCCATCTCAGCCTTGGCTTCACCTTTCATGGCTGCACCATTGAGTGTGCTGCCGCCGTTGGGTCCGGCGATAGTGCCAAATTTCTCGCGGGCTTCACCGATGATCATCTTGCTCACCGCTACCATGTAATCTCTGATCCATTGCTGGATCTGAAAGTCGGCCAACAACTGAATCTCGGGCTTGAGATTGTAGGTCCATAACAGCACAACTTCGCCGCCACCGGCTGGGTTGCGGATGATTTGCAGTTTCTTTGTGACAGGATTCCAGGTGTAATTTAAAAATCCACCAAACATCCTGGCAGCCAATTCCACATACTGACTGTAGAAATCGTATGTGGCCAGGCCACCTGACTGGTTGAAGTTGATCAAGTACACATTCATCTGTGCTTGACTGAACGGATCAAAGTTTGAGCCCGTGGGCCCCGATGCTATAC